ACGAACGCTTCAAACATTATGGTTCTTCGTTTAAGGGTTCATCTCTTCCGCCCGTGCGGAACGCGGTCGCGTTAGCGTTGCCCCAGTAAATCACCTTGTCCTGCAATCCTGCGACGTATTCGAGCCCTGTGTCGGCTGGGTATCTGCGAAGCTGCTCCTCGTGCGTGTAGCGACTTTCACGCGTGCGCTGGAAATCGACGAGCTTGCTTTCGATTTGGATGCCGATGGTTGCTGATTTCCCATCGTTGGAAATCACCATCGTATCCATGCGCCCGCTGAAGACTGTGATTGAGTCGATAACCGCGCCCGTGTCCGCGTTCAGCGTGCCGAATCTCACCGCCGCCGTCCGCCCTTGGTAATCTTCATCGAGAGCGGCCGCAACGAGATCGTTGGGCACTCCGGTGAGGTCGATCGTCAGCCCGCGCGCCGACAGGTCTTCCGTTTCCTCGATGGTCGAGATCGAGGAGAACGCACCGAGGCCCGCATAGGTCACGCTGCCGATTGTAATCGTGCCGTAGCCGGTCCAGTAGCGCACCGAGCCGTCGTCGAAATCCAGCGACGTGGCGAAGAACGGGTTGAGCTGCGCCGCCGTCGTCGAGGCGAGGAGAGGAGCAGGAATTGTGCGGCTCATGTGTTGATCGCCTCGAAGATCGAGAAGTTCAGCCCATACTTTTTCGCCGTGTCGATTGACCAATCGCACGTCGTGGTCCCGAGGCGGAAGACACCAACGGCATCCGTGTAATCTATCGTCGTGTTGTCAGGGTAGGCCGTGCGCAAGAGCGGGAAGATTTCGTAGGAGGTCGCTGTGGGCGGGTCGCCGTTCACCTGCGTGATCTTGTGCAACTTCGAGCTGCTGCCGGTCCCGAGCTGGATGTAATCGCCGACGGCCCACGAGCCAGAGCCGGTATCGACCGTGAGCGTTGACGTGTTCGCAACGTGCGCCCCGTTGAGCTGTGGGCTTCCGGTCATAGTCCCGCGCTGCGTCCCGTTGGCGTAGTCGCGAAAGTAGAACGTGCCGCGCGCAGCCATAATCAGAAAGCCGATGAGTTCCTCGGCGTCGGCGCGGTTCATCGGAGGGCACTCGACATCGCCGCTGAGCATCGTGCCGGTCCAGTTGTAGGATTGGCTCGAAAACGTGAACGGCGAGATGTTGCGGGCGACCGCGCTGATGGCCGAGAAACGCAAGGAAGCGATGCGAATGGCGGCGGGAGGGGTGAGAGGATAGGTGATGGCCATAAGCGTCTAGAAACTCAAGCAAACGCACTGCGATAGCTTCCCCCGCGGCGCACCATGTCGGGGATCTCGGCCTTGAGCCGCCGCCGCTCCTGTTCGAGGATTGGCACCAGCTCGGCGCGCGAGACGCCTGCGGCGATATTGTAGTTTACGGTCACGCCGCCCGAGCCCCCGCCGCTGCTGCCCATTGCGCCGTTTGGCACGATGCTGCCCGAGGAGCTGGGCACGAATAGCTCGGGGCCTTTTTCGCCGACCATGTAGGCACCGCCTGCGTTCACGGGTCCGCCCTCGGCGCGCATACCAGAAAGAAACGTCCCGATTCCCTTCGCGAGAGGCTGCGTTACCATGTTGCTGAAGACGAGTCGGACCAAGTCCTGCCCGATTGCGCGAAGCACCTCGCTGAGTTTTTGCCCGCTCAGAATTGCGTCCTCGAATCCTGTGGCGAGAATCTGGCCAGCGTCGTCGAAGAGTCTGTTTTGCTCCTTCATGAGCGCGTTGATTTTTTCCTCTTCGGCTGCGACTTGGGGGAGAAGCCGAATCATCTCCTCTTGGTCTTTGATTTTCTGCGCCGTGCTTTTATCCTCGGCCTTCATGTTTAATGCAAATGGCTGCACTTCTTTTCCACCAAATGTCAGGGCGCTCAAACGCTCTTTGTCGGCCGCAAGCCTCAACTGCATTTGCTTGAGGTCTTGAGGCATACTTTGAGCGCGAAGGGCTCCAGCTTGCTTCTGAAGATCGTTCAGCTTTTGCGTCTCCGTCGTGTCGTCCTTTTTCAAATCATTCAGAACCTTTTGAACCTCGATCTCTTTTTTCGCGGTAGCGACTGGGTCGCCTTGCCCGCGCATCGCGTCGAGTTCTGCACCAAGCGTGACAGCGAGATTCCTTTTTGCCGCAGTTAGTTTCTCCTGTGACATTCCTATCTGGTCGAAATCTTTTTTCAATTCGGCCAGCGTTTCGCCAGATGCCTCAATTTCTTTTTTGAATCTCACCAATTTCAGGTCGTCGAGCTTTTTTCTGATTTCATCTTTGGTGAGCGGGCTGAAAGCGTTTCCCATGCTGATGCCGACCTGCGCCAGAGCCAGCGGCAGCTTCATGAAAAAGTTGAGCGTCCCCTCGACGAGATTCTGCATCTCCATCGCGGCAACGATTTGCTCGTCGCTGAATCCTACTTCTTCACCAGCCGTCGCGACCTTGTCCAGCCGCTGCTTCATCATGTTCAGCGCGCCCATCACGGCCTCGCCACCAAACGCCAGCTTGGTGATCTTGGAAAGCCCTTGCGTGGATTTCTCCAGCTTGCCGAGCGAGTTTTGCACCGACGCAAACGCCGCCTTCGTCGCATCGATTGCTTTGAGTGTGAATGATGCTTCAGCCATGATGCTTTAATTTCCGGTTTTGGTGTTCGATGTAAACGAGCCAGCCGTTCAATTCCTGCGCTGGCATGGCGAGCACTTCGCTTGCGAATTTGCCGAGACGGTCCGCGAGAGCATACACGGCGAGGAAGTCGGCAGCTTCTCCGCCGTGAATCAGTTTTTTAAGTCGTCAGGCCTCGGCCCGTTTTCGGCCAGAATGGCGTTCGCGATCCGTCCCACGACGTTGCTGTCGGCCTTGTTCAAGAGCGTCGGCTTGTGCTCGATGGTGAACAGCTTCGCGCCGTGCTCGTCCGTGGCCTTCATGATCAAAATATCGACGAGCAACTCCATGTCGTTTTCTTTGCTGCGCCGATAGAGCCGGTTCTTTTCGCCGAGGGTGACCGGCGATGCGTGGACGACGAGCTTCCACTCGGGCACGTCGATCTTGCGCGTGCCGAGGGAGGCGAAGTGTTCTCTGACGAGGTCGATTGCTTCCATGTGTTGTGTGTGTTTTGCTGCTGAGAAATTAGACGGCGGTCAGCGTGCTCAGAGCGCCGTTGCCCTCGAAGGCGATAGAGCCTTCCACGATGCCGTCGAAGCTGGCGGAAATGTCGAATTTAGTCACGATCGCCAAGCCGCCATAATAGATGTCCCCAGCCGTGTCACCCTCTGGGTAAAGGTTGAGCGTGACGACGCTGCCGATGGTAATCAGGAGCTGGCCCGCGTTCGTCTCATCCCAATAGAGATCGCCCGAGGCAGACCACGTTTTCATGGTCGCGAGCCGCGTGCGGTAGGTGTCGCCGATGACGGAATCTTCGACGGTGTCTGACGAGTGGCTGAGCGAGTAGTTCCGCAGCTCGCCGATTGCAGTGGTGGAGATTTTGACGAGGCCTTCGCGGCCGAGGTGATTTGCCATGTTAGTCGGTGGTTAGATAGATGCAGTTGAAAGTATGCCGAGCCGTGCCGAAGCGCCTGTCTTCATCGGGCTCGATAACATAGTCCACACTGTTAAGATGGAGATCGCGGCATTGCCCCCCGAGCGTCACGTCGGCCAAGACTGCGGCCTCCACCGCCGCGCTGCCCGTGTCGAAAAGGTCGTCGATCAAATATGTTCCGCTCTCCGCGATGAAGTAATCGACGATGAGCTGCAACTGCCGGTATTGCGTCCGGTTGCTCGGCCCGAGCGTGCGGACCTCGATTTGCTCGCTCACGGCGTAAACCGCTGCCGCGGGAAACGAGATGCTTGCGATGGTGTTGTTGCGCCCGCGAAGGATGTTCGCGGTAGGCACGACGAGCGCGCCGGTCAGAGCGTTTGCCGTCGCGGTGCGGATGTTGGTGCGTGTGCTCATGCGGCTGGGGTCTTGATTTGCATCGTTCCGATAACTCGGGTGAAGCCGAGATTGACGGCCTTGTTGGCGAGGACGGCGGCGACTTTCCTTGTCGTGATTTTGACCCGCGAGTTAATGGCCCCGTCGATCATGCGTTGGTAATTCGGTATCTTCACGTTATCAGCCGTGGCCTTAATAAATGGCTGCGGGCCAAAACTAAAACGCACCGCGCCAAAAAGCAGATTGCCACCCGCCTGCGGTTTAAGTTTGTCGCTGAATTTCTTGTAGCGCGCGCCGGTTACTTTAGCCGACGACCTCCATCCGCTCACGGTCCAACCGACGCGGTCTTCCATCGTCTTGCGAACGCGTCGAAAATCCAAACCGAAGGCAAGGGCCAAGGGCTTTCCCTCAACTCTGCCTTTTGAGTTTCGCTGGCTGCGATGGTATTTCTTGATCGCATCTTGGCTTTCTAGCAACGGCCTGCCGTAATAGTGCGTGAGCTTTGGATTATTGAGCAGCGCGCGCAGCTTCTCGATCTTGCGATTGCGCACGTATCTCGCCATCGACTTGTAGAATCCGCCCTCGGTTGCCTTTGCTTGAAGGTTTTGATAAACCAAGGGCTCCGCGAGCTTCGCAAAGTCCGCGCGCACCGCGTTGACGCCTTCTGATTTTTGTTTCGGTCGCGTAAATTTAACGATGGTCTGAATCGCGTATTTCGCTTCCTCATTGATTACCAAGCCGAGATCAACCCTTGCCGCTTTCGCCAATAAATGGAGCTGCATTTCAAGCCGCTCGAAACTGGTTTCGATGTCGATCATATCGACTTTGCGACTTCGATTTCGCAGCCCGCGCCCTCGGCATCCAAGGTCACGCGTTCGATGAAATAAGTGATGCTCGCGCGAGAAAGCGTCTGGGTGACTTGCGGCGTGGCGCTGACGCTCGACGTGAGCAGGAACACCGTAAACTTGCTGTCGGTTCGACGCTGGTCCTCAAACTCCGAGAACGCATCGCGCGACGATGACCAGATGCCGGTGACGCTCACGCCCTGATAAGTGAACGCGACGCCCGCCTGCTCAAGAATCGCCGAGAAGTCGGAGTTGATTTGGGTCGGGTCGAAGTCTCGCACGGCTGCCATACTTATGCGCCGCCTGTAAAATAAAACCGTGCGTGAAGCTCCG